TCAATAGTTTTTTTAATTAAAAAAATAAAAGAGAGGGTTTTATCCCTCTCCTTATTATTGAATAATAACTATTATTAGAATGGTAAATCATCATCCTTCAATACAGTATCATCTGTTGTTGGAGGTGTTACATTTCTTGCTCTAATTAATAGCTTGCTTTCATTATACACTAGTTTTGTATCGGCATCACTTATAGGCGCATTCTCAGCTCCTTCCATGATTGCCTCTGCAAATTCAGGTAAACCTAAAGCAGGTTTAATTTTAATTTCCCCTTTAGAGTTTTGATACTCTTCTGGTGAAAACATGATTCTCAACATCTTATTACGCAGTAATTTATTTAACATTGCTCCGTATTCTTCTACAGAAGAAGCGTTTAATGCATCTAACTGGGCACGTTTAACTACCTTAGTAGCTATATGTACAATTTTTTGCAAACTCATCTTCTGAGCTTTCTCGGACATGTAAAATCTCACTCTAGTTCCATCCTCAGATTTACCTTCAGGTTTTCTAAATGTAAATTCTACATAAGGAGCACCACCTTCTGGTTGTCCACCTTTAATATCATCAATTACTACTTTATTCTCTATACCAGCACGTAAATATTTGCTAGTGCTAATCTCTGTCACATTGCCTGTGTTAAAACTCATTAATTAAAATAATTATTCATCTTGTCAAATATAAATTTTAAATCATTAGGTACTGTTAATTCAAACATTCCCTCCGGTGATTTAGCCGGTATTATTACCCCATCAACCATTGCACGATTGGTTAGGAAGTTATATTCTGCTATTCCTTTATCATTAAATGTAACATTAGTAAATAGACATACAGGAACTAATCCTAATGGACTATACTTGTCATCAAGCATTTGGCCAATTAGTTTTAATTTCTTTTTAGTTTTAATACCTCCAGAAGATTCATCATCCTCATGAAACATCAGAGCTATATTCATATCATCTCTTTCGATGTTTTTACAGGTATCTAATATCTGCTGCATATGCATTCCCATCTCAGCAAACTTAGTATATCCACTTTCTTTACTTCTTTCAAAGAATTCAGTAGTCATGCTATATCCTAAATCATCTATGATTATATTCTTAATTTCAGGTTTTTTCTCTAAAATACCTTTAATTATTTGTATAATCTCAGAATATCTATCTGTGTGATGGATATTCTTTTTATCTTTAGAATACATAGCCCTACTTCCTTCAAATGAAAGAGGTTTATTCATTACATTAATAATAAATGTTTCGTCAGGGTTTAAATTCTTAATAGATCTGGATTTCCCTGTTCCAGTATCTCCTGCTACTATAACAATATTAGCCAAGTTTATTGTACTTAATTTTATTCAAACTGCCTCTTACTCTATCATGTGTAACTAATCTTACGATATAGTTATAACGTTCTTCCGCCTCTCTAGAGTAATAAGTAGAGGCTATAATTGAGTTATCGTTAGTAACGATATGTAATCTATCGTCTTTACCACGAAAAACTTTCCAAGGATATTCTGATTTAGCCATTATAGTTTTCTTAATTTTTTATACACTTCATTAGTAATATTAATATCATATTCTGCTTTGTGTAATTTATTTTCATTTACTTTAATACCTAACTCTCTAGCTACATCCATAAGTTTAAAAGAAGAAGGTATAGTACCATTCAACATAAACTTATATGAAGCTAGCCCTAAAATATCAATAGGGGTATGGTAAAAATAATTACCAAAATTACTACCAGGTATTTCTCTAAAGAATGCGTGCATAAAATCAGAGTCAAATCTAGCATTATAGGCTAGAAAATACGCTTTATCTTTTGCATCATACTTAGAAATAATAGAATCTAGATAGTCAACAAAGTTTTTCTCTAAATTCTTTCTAGTAGTTTGTGTAAATCTAGACACAATCTTACCATTCTTCTTGTAAATACAGCTTATTTCTGTAATTACATCTTTCTTACAATCTAAACCTGTTGTTTCAAGGTCTATGAAAATTTGTTTCAATTATTTCAATTTATTATACAACTCTATAAGTTCTGGTGAACCTACAGGTGGTAATTCCTCAAAATAGTTAATAGCACCATTAAAATATAATTGAGTAGATATAGAACCACCTCTTCTGTTTAGAATAACGCTTAACTCTCTATGTCTATCTCTTAATACTCTAAGGTCATATTTTTCGTACTCTGTCATTTTGTGACGTACTGGGGCAAATAAGCCCAACATTACATCTGCATCTCTACCTGTTAATTTACAATCGCCTAAGCCATCTGCAGAGGGTTGAAGCCTATTTAACTTCATATTCTCTACTGATTCAGTAGCTGCAGCTTGTTGCTGAATTAACACAGGTATATAATTCCATCTATTCCTCATTCTTACTAAGTAATTAGAAGATAGTGTGAATATTGCTTCATGTAATGTTTGTCTATGCCCATTAATTGTTTCCGGAGTAATTAACGACGCATGGTCTATTAATATAATAACATACTCATCTGGATTATAGGTACATAATAATCTGCTACAGTCCTAGTCTCTTTAGACTTCTCTCCTGCATCATTAGTAACTTCAAATTCTATCTTCTTAGTAACATAAGTTCCATTCTGTTCAGCATAATCTCTTATCCTGCTATAAATACCATATGGATTCTTAATATCATCTATAAATTCTACACTAGTTTCAAATCTTTCAAAGACTTCTCTTAAGCCTTTAACTTTATCTAGTATTGAACTTTCTAATATATAGTCATTAAATTGTGAATCCATTCTTTCTGGACTTATAATTAATGATTTATTACTTTCGTGTAAAAAATGTGAAATTGCTTGTTTTATCTTCTCCTCCTTATTCATCTCTAAAGTAAAGTAAAATACCTTAACACTAATGTTGGTATTTCCTTTATTTATAAATTTAAAAGGATTGTAAAGAAATAAGTAATCTGCAATTTGAGATTTACCTACTTTACTATTTGCTGTAACTATATAATACCTACCTTTTTGAATTCCAGGTAAATATCTACCCATCCTAGGAAAAGGTATTGGAATATTTATATCCCGCCCTTGCTCTCTAAGAAGTTTATTAGTAGACATAACGTCTAACACTCTATCAAATATTAACAAATTATACTTTTGTTACAAACGGATCATCCTCTATTGTTTCACCATCTTTTACTCTGTCGCAAAAGCTAGCCAATACGGATTCACCATCTTTCTCAATGAAATATCCAGCCAATTTCATATAAGACCAGCTATTTTCTTCACGTTCCTTTAAGTACAATTTAGTTGCTAATATTATTTCTTCTTTAGAATAGCTATTCTTTCTTAAAAAGCTTTTCATCTTTTTAGTTATACCAGGTAAATCTGATCTAACTGGGTAACCTCCTGATGTAATGCCTTTTGGCCATAATTCTCTCCACTCTCTTATCCAGTCGTCTACACCTTCCTTAAATAGTTCTAAACCTCTAATAGACAGTTCTACATTATGTATAGTATATAATTCATATTTACTAATACTGGATTTTATAAAATCCTCTCTATGTAAATATTGATATATTAACTGTGATATAGGTTTTAGCTTATTATAGGAAATAAAAGCATCATAGTGACTTTCTCTTAAAGTATTTAGTATTAAGTGCATATCAAAAGTTAACCCTGATTGACTTAATTCTAGTATATATTTAAGATCAGTTACTACAGATTTTTCCATATAAAAAATAGAAGGCGTCTTCCTTAAGTTTTCTTTCAGCATTAATTATAGCTAATTCTTTATCAGCATTTTGATAAAGCTCCTCAATGTTTTTGATCTTAGGAGTTGCTAATTCTGCTAACTCCTTAATTATTGGTTTTCTACTACTAACATACATGTTATTGTAACTCCATAAGTGCTCAATACTGTGAAATTAGTGGCAGTAGTTTTTAAATTATATAAAGTCTTTCCATCCACAAGTCTTTTACCATTATGTAAAACACAATTTGGTATGTAATACCTATTAACTAATTTATTAAACTCCCTTCTTGTACTTACTCTGTAAATAACTACATTATCATCTGCCATACTAAATATTTTTATAGTGTATGTACTCTATGTTAGAGGACAAACCCTCTAAAGCATTTTGTGTCCAAGATACATCTTGAGTGCCCATTGAATTTATTATGTAAATCTCTGCAACATGGTCTTCTCGCCATCTCACACATCTACCTATTCTTTGAATGATCTCACGTTTTTTAGCACTACCTTGTACTATTATAGCAGCATCTAATTCAGGTATATTCATACCTTCATTTAATGCTCTAACGCAAGATAAGTGATTTATATCACCATGAATAAAGTCTAGATAGTCTTTATCACCACTTCTAGAATGGTAGGTATTTTTACATAATTCCTCAGCTTGTGCAATAGTACCGCAAAATATTAAAGTCTTTTTATGTGCTAAACTAGCTATTAATTTCTTAGCTAATTCAGTCTTAGACTTTAAGTTATATAGAAATCTCATACGATTTAGTATCCTGAATTTTTCCAGTTGTTTATTTCTAGAATATCTAGCTTGATTAATTTGTTTGTTTAAAAACTCATAATAAGCTTTTTCAGTTGTTTTAAACTGTATTGATTTAGTTTTAACTTCTATATATTTATCTTTATCATCTAACGGTAACTCTATAATCTTTATATTGAAAGGTACTACTAATCCATCTAAAACTGCTTCCTGCAAAGTATATTCAAATATAACAGGGCAATACCTTTTCATCAGTTGAGATTTTAGCTCATCTTCAGGAGGTGTTGCAGTTAAACCCATTACCTCTGAATTTTTATTTAATTCAAAGAATTTAGAGTTTAACTCTGTAATATTATGAACTTCATCTGCACCTATAAAATCAAATGTTTTAGTTATTTTATTTATAGATGCATAGCAATATCGTTCTATACAATTGTATAAATCTTCATTTGCCCATTTAGTAAATTCATCTTTCCAGTTTTCATCCCGTAACTTTTCAGTTGGAACTATTAAAGCAATTCTAGCTTTAGGATTTCTAGCTAATACTTTTTTACAAGTATCAATAAATATTTTAGATTTACCAACACCTGTAGCAATAGCTAATGTACCTTTACCATACAAAGACCACTCATTATAAGCTTTTTCTTGGACATTAATTCGTGTATTAATTACATTTAATTATAATTCATCAAAAAGTTTTTGCAAATCGATGTTATAAAATTTACTTCTACTATCTTGTTGTAGTTTATTTAGAAAAGGTAGTGTAGTAAGAAAAGGATGTCCATCAATTAACTGTACAGGAAATTCCTTTTCTAATCCAAGATATTGTACAATATCTAATGTTACATGTTTCACATTTTGAAAATAATGGCTATTATTAGCAAATGCTTTATTATGTTTTTGCATTAAATATGTAAAATATGCAACTGATAGA